GATGCGGTTTACGTCTGAAGAACCTGGAGCTCCTGCTGATTATAAGAGCGACGAGCTTGTGTTCTTTGACGTTGAAGTATTTCCGAACTTATTTGTTGTCGTGTGGAAGAAACGTGGCGGAGCTGCGGTAAAGATGATAAATCCTAGTCCGCAAGACATGCTTGATCTTATGAAACTTAAGCTTGTTGGCTTCAACTGTAGAAGGTATGACAACCATATCATCTACGCGAGAAGCGTCGGATATAGCCTTATACAGCTGTTTGAACTGTCGCAGAGGATTATTAACGGTAGTAAGAATGCGATGTTCAGAGAGGCTTATAACGTGTCATATACAGATGTTTATGACTTCTGCGCGACAAGGATGAGTCTTAAGAAATGGGAAATCAAACTTGGCATCAAGCATCAGGAGCTTGGACTTAAGTGGGATGAACCTGTTCCTGAAGAACTGTGGAACAAAGTAGCTGAGTATTGCGTTAATGACGTCGTTGCAACTGAAGCTGTATTTGATGAGAATCAGGGCGACTTCACAGCTAGAAAGATTCTTGCTGATATTACTGGTCTGACAGTAAATGACACGACAAATACTCTGACAACCAAATTGATCTTTGGAGATGAGAAACATCCTGTTCTGAATTATGTGGATCTGTCCAAAGAGTTCCCCGGTTATGAGTATGTGAATGGCAAGAACATGTACAAAGGAGAAGATGTTGGCAAAGGTGGCTATGTATATGCTGAAGAAGGTTTATATTATGGCAACATTGTGACATTCGACTCAGCATCACATCATCCGCATTCGATCAAAGCGATGAATCTGTTCGGCGAGCATACTCAGAACTATGTTGACTTGATGAATACTCGTATCTTCATCAAGCATAAAGACTATGAGTCTGCGAAGAAGCTGTTCGGAGGAAAACTTGCACCATATCTGAAAGATGAAAGCATGGCTAAGTCTTTGTCTAAAGCGCTTAAGATTGCAATCAACTCTGTATATGGACTGACTTCAGCAGCATTTGATAATCCGTTCAGAGATCCTAGAAATGTAAACAATGTTGTTGCACTTAGAGGCGCTCTGTTTATGGTCGATCTTCGCGATGAAGTGCAGAAGAGAGGCTTCAAGGTTATTCATATCAAGACGGATAGTATTAAGATTCTGAATCCGACAGAAGAGCTTAGTAAGTTCATCAATGAGTTTGCTGCGAAATATGGCTATGAATTCGAAATCGAGCATAAATTCACAAAGATGTGCCTTGTGAACGATGCAGTATTCATTGCTAAGCTGTCAGACGATGATCCTGAGAACCCTGGAAAGTGGATGGCTACTGGAGCAGAGTTCGCTCAGCCTTATGTTTACAAGAAGCTGTTCAGTCATGAACCGATCGAGTTCAAGGATATGTGTGAAACTAAGTCCGTGACATCTGCGTTATATTTGGACATGAATGAGAACCTTCCTGAAGATGAGCATAATTATCAGTTCATCGGCAAGGTTGGTCTGTTCTGTCCTATCAAGCCTGGATGCGGTGGCGGGTTGCTGCTTAGAGAGAAAGATGGCAAGTATTATTCGGCTACTGGTGCCAAAGGTTATAGATGGCTTGAAGCTACAACTGTAAGTGAGCTTGGTAAAGTGAATGATATTGACCATACATATTACCAGAAGCTTGTAGACTCGGCTCTTGCTGATATTAGCAAGTTTGGAGATCCAGAGATATTTAGATCCGACACTATTGTCGTTGAACCACCAATGACTCCGGTCGAACCGAGCTATTTAGATATTGAATCTGATGAATTACCATTTTAGAGGAGGAAATTATGATAACACAGAACATTGCAATTGAAAACGCCCGTATTATTTTCCGTAACTTCGCTGGTGAAGCAAGCCAGTTTAACGCAAGAGGTGACAGAAACTTCTGTGTACTGATTGACAACGATGCTGCTCCTGCGCTTGCCAATGATGGTTGGAACATCCGTTATCTGAAACCTAAAGATTCTGATGAACAGCCGCAGGCATACCTCAAAGTAAAAGTAAACTTTGGCCAGGTTCCACCGACATGTCTTCTCATTACATCCAAAAACAAAAAGAGGCTCACAGAAGACAACATCGATGTGCTCGACTGGGCGGAGCTTAAGCAGGTCGATCTTATCATTCGCCCCTACAACTGGGAAGTTAATGGCAAGTCTGGAGTAAAAGCATATCTTAAATCCGGATACTTCACAATCATGGAAGACGAGTTTGCTTCCAAGTATGAAGATCTTCCAAGCGGAGAATGATAATGAGCAGCATCCTCCGAAGTGATCAGGTGGAAGCTGTTAATCATTTGAAGAATGGGTCAATATTAGTAGGCGGGGTTGGTTCTGGCAAGTCTAGGACCGCCCTTGCCTATTTTTATTTCAAAGTGTGTGGTGGTTATATCCCAATTGATGAGTTAGACAAAGGATTTCATAAGATGACTAATCCTATGGATCTATATATCATCACTACTGCGAAGAAACGTGACAACAAGGAATGGGAAGAAGAAGCTGACTTATTCATGATTTCGTCTATACCAGGAGTAGACAAGATCAATGGTGTAACGATGCATGTTGATTCATGGAATAACATAAGCAAGTATCTTGATGTTCATGATGCGTTCTTCATATTCGACGAACAAAGAGTTGTCGGTTATGGCGAATGGGCTAAATCGTTTATCAAGATTACAAGAAGAAACAAATGGATTCTTCTTAGTGCTACACCTGGAGATCAGTGGACTGATTATATTCCTGTATTCATAGCCAATGGATTCTATAAGAACAAAACTGATTTTATGAGTCAGCATTGTATCATGAGTCACTTCACGACATTCCCAAGAATTGAACGTTATATTGGTACAGCTCGTTTAATACGTTTAAGAGAGTCCATACTGGTAGACATTGATTATTTCAAGAAGACAACGGATCATCATATACAAGTTCCGGTTGACTATGATAAGAATTCATACTTGGTAATATTTAAGAATCGTTGGAACATTTATGAAGATCTGCCAGTAGAGAACATATCTCAATGCTGTTACTTGTTGCGAAAAGTGGTTAACACCGACCCATCACGTATAACAGCTATGGAAGAGCTTTTAGCTAAGAATGATCGCACTATAGTTTTCTATAATTTCGATTATGAGCTAGACATACTTCGCGATATTGTAAAACGTTATAACTATACATCTGGTGAATGGAATGGCCATGTGCATAATCCTATACCAGACACAGACAAATGGGTGTATTTGGTTCAATACACTGCTGGAGCAGAAGGATGGAATTGCACAAAGACAAACGTAGTCATATTCTATTCTGAAAACTATTCGTACAAGACAATGGTTCAGGCTTCTGGCCGTATTGACAGGTGCGATACCAAATACACCGACCTATATTACTATCATCTAAAATCTAAAGCTCCAATTGACTTGGCTATTTCAGCTGCTCTCAAGAAAAAGAAAAAGTTTAACGAGCGCAGTTTTCTGCGCTTTTAAGGCTTACCCGCGGAAAAAACAATGCATTTAATAGAGGGAGTAGAATACGACTACAATCCTTCTCATTTTTTGTGAGGTTTTGTATGCGTAAGAGTAAAAAAGAGGATAAATACCAAGCTCATGTGATGGAGCGACTAGAAAAGACATTTCCTGGAGCTATAGTTACTAAACTGCAACCGTATATTCAGGGGATTCCAGATGTCGCCATTTTCTATGAGGACAAATGGGGCGTGTTGGAGTGCAAGAGAGAGCAAAAGGCAAAGCATCGACCTAATCAGGATTATTATGTCGATAAAATGAACAAAATGTCTTTTGCCTCTTTTGTATATCCAGAGAATGAGGAGGAAGTATTTGATGCAATTCAATCCGCATTTCGAATTGAAAGATAAACACGCATTTCTTAGTGCGAGTAAGTATCATTGGATCAACTATGATCTGGAGAAACTCAAACTTTCGTACAATAATTTCTTAGCTGTACAACGAGGAACCGATTTACATGACTTCGCATGCGCGGCTATTCGTTTAAGGCAAAAATTAAAAGGTGTGAAAACAACATTGGCAATGTATGTTAACGATGCTATTGGATTCAGAATGACTCCTGAACAGCCGTTATATTATTCGCCAAATTGCTTTGGCACAGCAGATGCGATTTCTTATTCTGAAAGGGACAGCTTCTTGCGAATACATGATCTGAAGACTGGTTCTATACCAGCACACATGGAGCAGCTTGAAATATATGCTGCTCTTTTTTGTTTGGAATACGGAAAAGATCCACATGAACTCAGTGGCATAGAACTTCGTATTTATCAGTCTGACAACATTACTGTCTGCAATCCAGATCCTGACGATATTCAGGCAATCATGGCAAAGATCAAATTGTTTGATAGACAGATCGAAGCAATGAAAGTGGAGAACGATTTATGAGTGACGATGTATTGATTCATGAAGGCCGTTCTAAGTTAGACGGCGCACCAGTTGGTTCCGGTCGTTATCCGCTGGGATCAGGAGAAAATCCAAATCAGCATGATGGTGGAACATTTAGAGCTGAAGTAAAGAAACTTCGTAAAGAAGGTATGAAAGACACCGATATTGCTCGTTTTTTAGGAATGAGTACTGGTGAATTCAGATCTAGAATGTCCATTGCCAAAAATGAAGAGCTTTCTGAAAGAAATGCAAGAATCCGATATTTGAAGGATGAAAAACAGTATGGTTGGGCAGAGATTGCCAGAATTATGAATCTTCCTGACACAACATGCAGAGACGCATATAAAGCGGCTACTGCAGAAAGAACTAAAATCACCAACAATGTTGCGGATATTCTCAGAAACTCTGTAAAAGAGAAAACATATGTAGATGTAGGCGTAGGAACAGAAAATTATATTAACTGTTCTAGAACACGCTTAGCTACAGCATTACAGCAGCTCAAAGATGAAGGATATGTTGTCCTTGATCCACAGGTAGAGCAGCTTGGTACAGGTAAAAAGACAAATCAGATGATTTTGTGTCCTCCTGGAACAACTAAAAAAGAAGTATATGATCATCTTGGTGATGTTAAACTTGTTACTGACTATATTGAGAATGAAGATCGTACAGTTCTGAATATG